AAAACCTGTGATAGAATATCTTGATGCTGATTGTGGGGGATTGAAATGACTGACCACTCCGAAGAAGGTTATTTCGCCCACCTAGCAACCAGCTTTGTGGACATCTATCGCCTAGGGTATGACGCTGGGCTCCGTGCTGCCGCCCATAAAAATGACATGGACAAACTTCGTAGCATAACCTCCGAAGACCTCAAAGAAATCGTAAACCGAACTGTTAGGGTAGTCAATGACTAAAATCCCAAAGATAACCAGAGTCGAAGTGATTGACGAGAATGGTCGTTCTTACGTCAATTGGAACGAACGCAACAATGTGTTCTACCAACTACAGGACGAGGGGAGAACGCTCAAAGTATTTGTAAATAGGCAAGATGCCGATCTGATGTCGGATGAACAAATACAGAGCTAGGGCGGTTTCCCGTACTTGCTGGTACGGTTTACCCCCTTTACCTGGCGGTCAAACCACGCTATAGTAATAACATGAACAAAATCCTCTGCCACCTCGGCGACCCTCGCACTGCCAAGCCAGCTTCGCTGGCAGAATACGGTAAACTTAGGGAAAAAATGCTGCTCTCACCTTGGGTTTCTCTCTCCGAAGAAGAGTTCGTAAAAGCAATCACTGTGCAAGGCAAACCTTTTTACGGGTGCGTCGTCAACGGGCACGATTTGTACGAACTCAATCAAGAAAAGTTGTGTTGGCGTCTTCAGACCATTGTAGCAACTGATTATGATGCTTGCGATGTACCTGTAATGGAGATGGCGCGAAGTTACGAAGAAAAAGGTTTCAAACCTTCTCTGGCTTATCACTCTTTCTCCCACAACCCGGAAAGCGGTTTGCATAACTACCGGTTACTCTGGCGAGCGCAATGCGATCTAAACCTTGACTATGAGCAAGTGCGATCCGCCATCAAAAAACTATCCTCTTTGTCGGGTGGCAAAGCCGATGCGAAATGTCAAAATAATACACGCCTTTGGCAGGGCACTAACTCCGGCGCTGTTTTCTATAACCCTGACGCACCCCCTCTGAACCTTCGTTTGTTGGGATCCTGACTGACTTCGGAGGGGTAAAACTCGCTGGGCTGGTGGTTTCCGCAAGGTTCCCACCTTCCCAAACCTTGCAAAGTTTTACAATGAAGAACGATTTTTACACGTACGCCTACTTGCGTGAGGACGGGACTCCGTATTATGTCGGAAAAGGAAGAGGAAGAAGAGCATTTAGAAAAGAGAGGAGGGCTATAAAAACTCCACCTAAAGAAAGAATCCTGTTCCTAAAAACAGGGTTAACAGAAAAAGAAGCATTTAAGCACGAAGTTTATATGATTGCCGTCTACGGGAGAAAAAACAATGGCACCGGAATGCTCTGGAACTTTACCGATGGCGGTGAAGGGGCTTCTGGAGTAAGAGTTTCAGAACAAACAAAAGAGAAAATGAGTGAGTCTCACACGGGGAAGTTAAAATCGCCAGAACACAGAGCGAACATTGGAAAGGCGAATCAAGGGAAGAAGAGAGATCCCCTGTCCCCGGAACACAAAGAGAAACTTTCATTAGCCCTCAAAGGGAGAAAAGTGAAACCTTTTTCCGAGAAGCACAAAAATAGCATCAGTAAGGCAAAACTAGGTAAACCGTTGTCCGAAGAACACAAAGAAAAGATAAGGCAAGCAGCAACTGGAAGAAAAGTTGCGGATGAAACTAGGGGCAAGTTAAAACAAACAAGCACAGGGAATAAAAACTTTGAAGGTAGACAACATACAGAAGAAACAAAAGAAAAAATGCGGCAAGCACACACGGGGAAAGTTTTTTCTCCGGAGCATAAAGAGAACCTCTCGAAAGCGAAACTTGGAAACAAAAACTGTGGGGGGAGAAAACTCTCTGACGAAACCAAAGATAAAATCCGTCAAGCTCAACAACGCCGGAGGGCACAATGAGTAACAAAGAAGCATTTGAAGAGTTTGCCAAAGGGGCAACCTTTATAATCGTGGTGATGGGTGTTTTTGTCCTATTCATTGCAACTATTGGCACCCCTGGTAGTGAACCAGGGGAAAAGTTCAAAGTGGTCGACAACTACCGGGGATGCGATGTTGTACGCTTTAGCCCACCTGATGAGGCCAGGTATACTTATTTCCTCGATTGCAAACCAAAGCCATGACCAATCGCACAGTAACCGTAAGACCAAAAAGTAGCAAAGCAAAGAATCGACTCGCTAATACAATGGAGGGAAATCCGCTTTGCATCGTTGAACAAGATACTGGCGGCGAACTTTTCCTGGCATCGTCCAATCGCAAGTACTTCTTTTGGGTGGCAACTCGCACTGGCATTTGCCGGTTTGGCAACAAAACTGACTCCCACTGGGAGATTGTAGAATAACTGACACTGAAACCCGTGGGCAAGTATAAGTTCTCAGTCTCCGAACTTCAGACCGAACTAGAATCTTTCACGGTTCTCCACCATACCGAGAAAGATGTCTACGAGATTGTTGAGGAAGCTGCCAAACTGTTCTACTACGGTAAGTCCGGTTGGGTTGAGTCGTGGCCACTAACTTTTACCATCTACAACTCTCAAGGGAACCCCATAGCAAAAGCGTGTGTGTATATTCTTTCGGGAACACCTACTTTCGATGTTATTCCGGTCTAGTTGCCGGGGGTACGGTTTCCCGTACCTTTGAGGTCGGTTTACCCCCCTTTGCCCTGGGGACAAAACGCGCTATGATTAATACATGGAAAACACCCGACCACTTGCCTTGACTAAAATCCCCTCTGCTTACATCCCCCTCCAGTCTAACCTCCCTGCCCTGAAAGTTCCCGAGTATCGCCTTGACCTTGCAAACTACTGGTGCGGTCGCCAAAATGACCACCCAAACAACTTCGCCTGCCTTTCCTACTGGATGCAGCAGTGCGAGGGCGAAGGTGCGGAGTACTGATATGAATGCTTACGTAATGTGTGGTGTTCCGGGTTCGGGAAAGTCAACGAAAGCCAAAGAAATCGCCGCTCAAGAAAACGCCGTGATTGTGTCTGGTGATGATATCCGTGCCCAACTCTACGGTTCTGCTGAGATTCAAGGGAACTGGGTGGAGATTCACGACGAGATCGAAGCGCAAGTTGCTGCTGCTGCGGAACTGGGTCGGGCGGTGATACTTGACGGTACACACTACAAGTCTTCTTATCGTAAAGACGCGATCGCTCTTTTACAATCGTACGGTTATACCTATATTGAAGCAGTTG